GAACGTAAATGCTCCTATGACATCAAAGCTTGGGCTAATTGCACCCTGCTCGATTGTCCAGTTGACACCATCTTTACCGCCTAATGCTCCCTCTGCTGAATAGTCGCCAGGAAACACCACAATTAAATCTCCCGTCGTAGAAGCACTTTCAGCTTCGGTACAAGTCTTAAAAGGTTTGTCTGTATCATACTTATTTAAACCTGTTCTTATATCAGTACCACTTCCGCTTGATACATAAATTGTTTTGTCTAATATATTAACGTTCGGCAATATAGATGATGACAGTTCGGCTATTGACGCTGAAGTCGCTGTTGATACAGGTTTATCTAAATCACTTGTGTTATCAACATTGCCTAGACCTACAGCAACTGACATGCTTGCGACATTAGGACTTTCCATAAAATTGGCTACATCTTGACTTACTATTGTATTATCACTCATATTAAATTATCTCCGGGTACTTTTTGTAAACAGATACCCCATCCGTTTTTAACCAATGGGACTCTCCGTCGGGTTTTAAATAAATATCATCTAACTCGGGTTCTTCGCCAAAAGTTTTATCAGTTTCAACATCGTCTGTATCACCATAAAACCCTTGACCAGTGTATCCACTATAATTTTCCTTAGTCGGAAAATTTCCAAATTGATCAGATTCCAATTCAACATCGAATACAACTTTACGGGGAGTAAACGATTTCCGAACTGTTTTCTCCCACTCCTTCTGATATACTGGAAGTAGATAAGCATAAACTTGCATCGATATGTTTGTTCTAACAACTCGATCTTCCGCGTCCGAAACTTCAGTCTGTAAATTGAAATCTTGTATAGTAGTTCTAAACTTAAATCTCTTTTTATCACCCCAATAATCTTCTGATGCGTAACTAATACGTTCAACCAAAGCATTATTTTGTTCAATGGTGTCAGTCCATATCATCATTTCGTATGTTACTATGAAATGATCAGGCAGGTTCACGTTGTAGATTTCATGAACCGGTTCCTGTATATTATTAGATAAACTGAATCTATCATATTGATTTTTAGGCGAATATTTTCTTTTAAACGGCATCGACAACTGACCGGGATATCTGTTAAATATTTTTAGACTATCGTTTCGTTGTAATGTGTTTCGTTTGATCATCATCAAAGGCGCTTGGATTTTGCCTTTTCGATCTTTTAAAAAACCATCTTTCTGAGCTGACTTCCATCTTTCGGGAGACCCATACATAGTCGGTACTGGAGTTAAATTTCCATTACTAACTACGCTCATTTGTAACTTTTCGATATGAGATAATATAGTTCCATCAACATCCATTAGAGATATTGTAAAGTCTTCTACATTATCGGTATCTCGTCTGACGTTCTTCGCTCTATTGACCGTGGCTTCTTTGCCATGTTGAGTATCAATTGGTTGTTGGATCGTGTTTGGTTCTGAATTTGGGGAATTGGTGCTTGGGGGTGGCGTGTCAAAACGTTCTTCTGTTTTTGACTTGTTTGGGCCCGTGGGTTCCATATGTTGATTTGGTCTCCATGCCATATTATTCTCTTCCCCGTTCCGTTATGTTTAAATTCGAAATCTTTGTTAAGTGTGTTTCTACTATAATGGATAGCTGTTTATCAAACTGACCACCGACATATTGTTCCTGTATAACGTTATAAACTTCGAAATACAGATCATCCCAATGTATAATATCACCATTCTCAGGATATACATTAGCTTGCCTCATGAATCTCTCATTGAACCTAAATTTAACGGTTTGGACTTTATCAGGTCCAAATCCTTCATTTTTATTTGTGGAGTCGTTGAAATCGATTAGACATTCATGTTGTGTTCCTGGCAAGTATTGTTTCCCTGTGGATTGTGATGCTTCTCCGTATATGTTTGTATCAGTTTCTGTGACAGCAAACTTATGAATCACGGCTAGACCTTGAATAATATCATTCATCAATTCGCTGTTGAACGAATGTATTAAATTAAAATCTCTGGGTGAGAAGTATCTGCCATATTTACCAGCCATTATTTTTCAGCGATTTTGTCTAATTCCGTAATAACGAAATCAGCAGTTTTCTTTAGGGTCTGTAGTTGGGCTTTAATAGAATCTTTGTTGGCTTTCCACATTGCCAAATAATTAGCCATTTGTTTAACAGGCAAATCATAATGTCGTAATACAAGATAAGCAACCGATTCTGCCTGTAACTCTTTTTCAGCGGAGTTTTTGGTTTCGATGTGGAACATCGATTTATCCTTCCAGTGTAACAGTTCGTGAGCGACTTCATGAATGAATGTAGCAGCTTTTTCAACTCCATCAATATTACTTGATAAATTGATTTTGTCTCCGGCAGAGTAACCTTGTTCTCCACCTTTCGCAGAATCTTGTGTAACATCAATACCCATGTTATCTGCCAACACTAATGTAGACTCTACAATCTTATTAGCAACCTCATTTGGTTCACTGTTAGCGTGCCAATCTAAGTTCGGAATATCACCACGTTCGTCAATAGCCTCAGTATCAGATATATCAAACACTTTAACTGGTCGAAAGAATGTATACTTCTTTTCTTTTACGGCGTTATCTAACTGTTTCTCTTCAACCTTCTTAGACATAGGAGCAAATATATAAATGGCCTTCGAACCTTTTTGAACTTGGCGATGTAGCTTCTTCCACGCATTAAAACCAGCTACTCTTTTGGCGGTTGGTTTCTGCATGTATATCAACAATGTATTGTTGAAACTATACTTTCTAAACCTTGAGTTGAAATCCATAAACTTTTGAAATTCTTCTGAACTCGTAACACTATCAACATCATCCATTAACTCATCAATGTATTTGTCGATTTTAGCGGCCAGTTCAGTTTTCTTATCAACGAACTCTTGATTTAGAATGAACTCAGGAAGATTTTCAATAGCTGATATAACAGCGTGTTTTGGGTTTAGTTGTTTAGCTGTTTTAACCGCTGAATCTAACTCTTTTCCAGACTTTTTCCATGCCCGTAACTTACCATCCCAACGAAATCCAGCGTTTTTTAAAGCGTTCTTCTTCTTGAAGGTTTCTTTAGATTGCTCTTTTGGGTCATTCAAATCTGATACCGCTACAATATCATCTCCGTAACGTTTTAGAATAATAGCTTCTGTAACGGCTTCTTTAATTAATAATTTTAGTTTTGATCTTTTCATGTTAGTATACGTATATTTTTAAAGGCACTCCTTTTAAGGTGTTATTTAGATATTCAGATTCCTGAGATTGGGCTTCTAATTGAGCGTGTCGACCAGATCGTTCTAACGACTCACGAAGTTGAGTCATGAGGTCTGTCTTTTCTTGTTGAGCTTCACTTCGTAGTTCTCCACCATCTAAAGTAACTTCCGCTCCAGGAATTGGGACGCTTTGGTATTTCTGACGAATTGATCCTAAGACTTCTTTACAAAGTGCCAAGAAGTATTTCCAAATCCATTGTTTTCCAGGTTGGTTGATATTCATATAAGTTAAGAACTCATATGGAACATTCGAAGCATCACCAACTTCACGAATTGGGTTTCCGTCATTATCAGTCAAGTTCTGAACGGCGCTATTAGCTCGGTCGGAGGTTAACATATACTCAAAATATACTCGGCTTGGGTCGTTCGGAATTGGAAATATCTTTAATTTGTTGTTAATCAACTCAAACGAGTATTGGCTCTTACGGACAGTATCATTGAACTCAATGGCCTGTGTTCTTAAAAGGTCTTCAAATATCGGAGTCATCAAGAATTGAGTGGCAGGTGAGTAACCTGAAAACCCCAATTCGTTCAATACGTTGGAATAACTCATACCCGTCATGCTGAAGGGATCATAGATTCTAGCTATAGCAGGTGGTCTGAAATGAAATACTCTACGAATCTCAATATCAGCTCCATTTTCTTTACAATCCGCCCATAGAGCATTTAAATCGTAAGTCTGTTGTCCCAACACCGTATCGACGTATCCTGTGTGCCAGTCTATATCACCACCTACGCCAGCTTCTGTTCCGTATGCTTGTGCCAATCTAATATAATAGTCTAATGGCGAACCATTAACGTTTTTTTGAGTTACGTCAACGTCAGCGTTGCTTCCAGCAAGAAGCAACATGTTCTCACGAATGTTAAACTCATTTACTTGACGACCGTATTCATTAACGGCTTCTTCAAAACAAGCGTAAAAGTTAACGTCAATCATTTCAACGTCAGTTACTGGGTATCCAAGCTTCTTAGCTGCCCAATCTGCTGCTTTAGGCGCCTCAACAATGAATTCTACATCACTGTCATATATTCCAAATGGTGTTAATCCTGCTACTGCGGAACCTGTACCGCTCCAACGGATTCTATTTTGATCGAAGGGTTGTTCATAGTCTGACATAACTATAAATATAAACTAAATTGATTTATGTCTACTTAATCGAGATACTAAATATGGTGAATCTTTTCTAAAATGCCAACGATACCAACCAAACGCTCGAGTAAACCAATAAATCGTTTGAACCTTCCATTCGGCGGTAGCTGACGATCTCATTGCTTTTTTGAAAA